CAAATTTATTTGAAAGGAGGCCATCAATATGCCTAAAAATATTGAAACTAATTTTGGCGATTATTTTAATTTGCCAAATCCTGGATTACGGTCTTATTTTGACATAGTCAGAAAAGGACAACCAGAAGAGTATAGGACTACCTTTGCTAAAGGAAGCTCTTTAAAATCAGTCCTAAACGATTGGAAATCTACCTTGGACCCACTCGCTGACAAGTGGCCAACCTTAGTAGATTTTGAAAATGACCTTCGGGATAAGGTCGGACCAATGTCAGTCATGAAACCTCTGTCTAAACGCATGGATGATATTGATCATTACTACAAAGACATCCTCCTGTCTTCGGAACCCGTATCTCCACAAGCACTGCGCGCAGTTATTGCTGAATGTCGTAGTGCGCGCGGTCTCAGAGTTAGAGATCAACAGCGTACCATTGATCTTATGAAGAAGTCAACTAACTCTGGATCTCCGTTCTTCACAAAGCGTAAGAATGTGGTGGATAAAACAGCCCCTTGCATTGTAGATGACTATGGTCATCGAAACGAAGTTCTTTTACTTCAAAATATTCAGGGGCCACATCACAAAACGTGGTTCGGCGCTGCCGTATTAGGCTGGCGCGGTCAAGAAGGAGGTCCCCGCAAAACCAATGTTAAACAGAGGGTAGTTTGGATGTTTCCCTTCGCTGTTAACATTCGCGAGTTGCAAGTTTACCAACCATTGATTGAAACTTTCCAAAAGTTTAATCTAGTTCCTGCCTGGGTTAGCATGGAAGCAGTCGATGCTAGAATCACAGCAATGTTTGATACTAAGCACAAGGACGACTTGGTTATTTGCACAGACTTCAGTAAATTTGACCAACATTTTAACGCCGATATGCAGGAAGCCGCCCGGTATATCTTAGAGCGACTCCTCACTTTTAACGGTCCATCTCAAAGTTGGTTGAGAGATGTTTTCCCCATTAAGTACGAGATTCCTCTCGCGTACGATTTTGATAAAATCCGTAGAGGTAAACACGGTATGGGAAGTGGTTCTGGCGGAACCAACGCAGATGAGACTTTAGCTCACAGAGCCTTGCAATATGAAGCCGCTCTGAGCGTGAATCAGCGCCTTAACCCAAATTCACAGTGCTTGGGAGATGACGGAGTCCTAACGTACCCTGGCATTACTGTGGAGGATGTAGTGCGATCGTATACTGCTCATGGCCAAGAAATGAATGCAAGTAAGCAGTACGCGAGCAAACATGATTGCGTATACTTAAGGAGATGGC